CCCGCATGTTGAAGTCGGCACCAAAAGAAATGCGCGGTCGGGTAGCGGCTGGCCTGAGCAAGTTTGACTAACCTTTTTTTGCCACTGACTGGCCGAATAGCTCAACAACTTTACTCATAATAGGGATTCGCATCTTTCTTGGGTTAGTTCTAGATAGCGGCGTGATATATCGATCCCTACAGATCTTCGGCCAAGATTCCGCGCGGCGACAAGAGTTGTTCCCGTTCCACAAAACGGGTCAAGCACTATTCCGCCCTCAGGGCAGGTTGCCAGCAGTGGGAGACGACAAAGATCTATAGGGTAAGGCGCGAAGTGCGTTTCTCTGCGCTGAGTATCTTCAGGGATGATGTCCCATACGTCGCTGGGTTTGCTGCCCTTTGGATGATATTTAAGGAAATAGAAACCCTTGTCACGCAGCTCCTTCGCTCGCCCTGAGACTTTTTCGCTGTCAGAGTGTGTGGCTCGTTGCTGGCCACGAATGATCATTCGGAAATCAGATGCGCGACCTGATCCTATGTCGACTAGCATTCGCTCAAGAGCCAAAAAGGCTGCCGATTTTTCGGATTCCGAAAGGGCCGTAGATAATTCAATCTGGCGTTTGTATCGGACGCCCGATACTCCCGTTGCAGATACGATTGCGCCATTGACTACTTTTGACTCACGTGGCTTTGAGCGAATCGCATCGGCATCGTAGTAATAGCCTTTCGCCTGTTTTACGAAGTGGAAGACGTTTTCATGAACATTGCCGAGGCGGTCTTTGCTGTTGTCCATCCCCCCCTTTAGCTTGTTCCAGATGACGCTGTTCCGCAGAATCCATCCTTGATTGTCGATAAGTTCAAAAGCAACTCGCCAAGGCACCCCGACTAACCCTTTGCCGTTGTAACTATCGCCGAGATTCAACCAGAAAGAGCCTTCTGGCTTTAGTACTCTTTTCAGTTCAGCGAAAACGGCAGCTAGATGCTTGACGAAATCTCGATAATCGTCCTCCAGACCGATCCCGCCGTTTTCGTACTCACGCTTTCCCCAGTAGGGAGGGGATGTCATTGCAAAATCGATGCAGTTGTCTGGGAGGTCGCGGAGTACCGTGACGGCATCACCGTTCAGCAGCAAAGGAGATGTTGTGGCGCTGCTTTGGTGCGCAACGAAGGCTTGCCGAAAATTTTCATCGACAATCCCATCGGAAGCCCTTGGGCGACATTGTGCTGGGGGGGCGCCAACTACGGCAGCCCCGATAGCTGTGGTTTTTGTGTAGTCCATAACTTCCATTATCCGACATTGGCTCCGCGCTGACTACGCCGCCGCGGTAGGAGGGCATAACAAATAGATAAAACCTATAAAAGAAATAACACTGATTAATGCAATCAATTGCCAGCGACCTTTTTCGTTGAATTGATCGCGATGAATGTAGGGGTCGTTGGCTTCGTCAAAGGCTTGATCGCATTGATCTAATTCTTTAAGAAACTTTTCTTTTACAAGTCCTAACCTAATTCGTTCTCGTGCCAAAAATGCTTCTCTTTCCTCACGCTTTTCACGCATGAATGCAAGGCGCGCGCGCGCCTCTTTTACTTGTGCTGGTGTTCTCATACAGCCACCTCTACCTTTCCAAAATCAATCTCTGCATCAATCACGCGCCAATACTTCCCGTCTAGCTTGGCAACCACTGCTTTTGTATGAGGAATCCTACCTTCTTTATCCATGGTTAAGGCTTCCTCAACTGAGTTAGGGCACGTACAGCCACGTTTCCAGAACCACGCGACGGCATGCTTCCTAACGAATGATCGTTCGTCTTCCACTGGCAAGAACTCGGTGAATGTCTTTAGGCCGCACCAATATTCAACCTTGAGTGATCGACGGTCTTCCTTCATGTGCAGGCTGTAATTCACGCTATCCACTTCATAGCGTTGTGGCTTGGCCAATGCCGCGACAATCACGCCGTCAGCGGCTTCCGTACCGTGTACTGCACTGGCTGGCCATTCGTATTCGCAGCCTGGGCACTTCATGACAGACGCATGGATTAGTTCGTGACACTTAGGGCATTCCTTAACAGGCGCCACGCCGATTGTTGCCTCGCCCTTCTTGCGCTTCGACTTCACGACGATGGCATCAATAGGTCCGTGCAAAGCAACGGCACCAACGAAGTCAAGGACAAGCGTGTTTTCCTTGCTGGCGTGCTTACGCAGTCCTCGCCCCATGATCTGCACGTAAAGGCCGGTCGACTTGGTTGGCCGCAGCATGATGATGCAGTCAACCAATGGTGCGTCAAAGCCAGTTGTAAGAATGTTGGCGTTAAACAGGAAACGGATCTTTCCTTGCTTGAAGCTATTAATGATGTAATCGCGTTGCGTCGGCGTCATGCCGCCGTGTACATAGTTGGCCGTCCAGCCACGTTCTTGCGCCAATTCCATGCAGCGTTGAGCATGCTCTACACCAGCACAGAACCCTAAAATGTGCTTGCGGTCGTCAGCAAATTGCGCGACTTCATCCAATGCACCATGAATTAAATGATCATGATTCATGGCCTTTTGCGCTTCGGCTGGAATGTAATCGCCGCCGCGAACATGCACATTTGATAGATCCGCTTTAGTTGCGCCACCTTTCATGACCAACGGGCACAAGTAACCTTCCTTAATTAGTGTGCCGACGTTTGCCTGATATGCCACGTCAGTAAATACACGGTCTTCACCCTCAATCAATAGCCCTGAGTCGGTGCGGTACTCGGTCGCCGTCAGCCCGATAACCTTAATTGCAGGATTGTATTTAAGAAGCGAATCAAGGAACTTTCGGTACATCGTATTGCCGCTACGCGGGATCAAGTGGGCTTCGTCGACAATGATTAAGTCGGTGGCAGCGAACTTTGCAGGTAGTCGGTGAATTGACTGAATCCCGGCAACAGTGATTTGCTGTTTCTGCTTTTGGCCAACACTAGCAGACCAGATCCCGACAGGCGCTTCATGCCAATAGTTAATAATGGCTTTGGCGTCTTGCTCGATCAATTCCTTGACGTGCGTTAGCAACAGAATGCGTGTAGTTGGATACGCCTGTATGGCCTCGTGAATGAAAGCCGCCATAGTCAACGACTTTCCGGCTCCAGTTGGCAACACGATAAGCGGATTACCTTTATGGTCTGCAAAGTAGTTGAATGTGGCGTCTACGGCTTCGCGCTGATAATAACGAAGGCTAATCATTTGCATAACCTCCGGTTTAACGGTACAAACGATTGACCTACGTGCCAGCCACCACACTTGGGGCAGCGATATTGAGAGACGGGCTTATCTCTTCGTGAAGACTGAAGGCGTGCCACTTTTTCAGCTGCTTTAAAACTGGTGAATCTAAACTTGCCTTCGCAATACGCTGGCGCCTCCGATAGTGGTCGAGTTTTGTCTTGTGTCATCCAACAATCCTTCCATCAAACTTTTCGCGGATCTCCTGTAATTTTTCGTCTTCAACTAATCCAGAGAATGACGGCATCAGTTCAGACGAGCGGTAGACCTGTGGGTGATACTGTTCGATGATGTCAGCAGGTGGCATTACGCTTTCTGCGACGACGGCAAAATACGTTTCATTGCGCTTGTCACGAAACAAAATCCAGTCTTGACCGGCATCGATCGTTTCCGCAAAACTAATCAAGAACGGCAGCGGCAAGTGTTCACCGCATCCAGTGCGCTGAACGATGATAGGAATGTGTGACTTGTGCTTTGCGCATGACCACTCGCCATCGCCTTCGCGTTCCGGCGTGGCATGGCAGCACGTCCGGCACGACAGATTAGGTACGCGCGTGCCGTGACAGATGTCGTAATGCGTGCAGAGTTTGCACTCGTACCATGTTGGATTGTCGCTAAGGCGTGGTGGCGGCTCTACTGAAAAGATGATCGACCCTGCCTTGGCCACTAGCTGTAATGCGAATACCGGATCATATTCAAGGCGTTCGCTGTACAGTTCGTCGGTGTCTTTGTTCTTGGCCACGTATAGCGCACGTTTCAAGTCGGCCCAATGCATGTAGATCTGCATTTGCGCAAAGTGTTTTGGTTGAGAAAGACGGACGCCCTTCTTCTTGAGATCTGCAAAAGACTTGGCAGAGTGAGTCTTGAACTCGCACAAGTGGGGTTGCTTGCCCCCACCTGGCACGTCGACGGCAACACCGTCCAGATTGCCGCGAAAGTGGCCGCCTAGATCGCTGTAGCTGAATTGCTTACCAGTGCGGTCGTCGACTTCCCATACCGTGCATCCAATGGCGCGCAAGTCGGCAACAATGCGGGGTTCTTCAAGGTGGCCCGTCTGGAACAGGCGAAGAAGGCGACCATCGAAATGTTCTTTAGTTGACCAGCGAAATCCATACCAAAGTTTGCGAGCGCAACTGTCGCCAATAATCGAACCGCCGAGATATGTTCGGGCTTCTTCTTTGGCATTGGCTTCCTCGTATGTCTTGTAGATCGCTGTTACGACTGGATCTGCGATGTCGGAAATGTCAGCCATTAATGATCCCTCCGCGCACTAGGACCATCGTCTTCGAGTCCAGTTCAAACACTTTGTCGTCGCTTCCTGAGTTCTGGCTAAGATGGTCGATCATGGCATCGACCTGTTGTTTGTAATCCAGAAAGCACTACCTCAAAAAAAGGCCGGGTACAGCAATCCCAGCCTACTTGTTTCAAACAGACGCCAGCACTGCACGCATACGCATAGAGATCGCCAAGATTTGCTCTTGACGAATGCCGCCAATATCTTCGGCAAGGTCTTCGAGTTCTTGCAGAAGTGATACCTGAGAATCAGGAACGGCTTGCGCAATCGTTGCTTCTGCGACTGCCACGTGCTTTGCATTAGTTGCTTGGCTAGCCGCAATCTTCGCGGCTTCGTCGTCAGTCGATTCTACTGCTACGGTTTCAATTGTATCGGTAGATGCCGATTGATCTTCGTCGTCAATATAGACGAATGTTTCATTTTTTTCGTTTTCCATGAGATTTTCCTAAAAGATTGAATGTGGTCCGGTTCCTATTCCACCGGGCAAGTCACCTTCTTGGCGAGCCGAAGGAGGCCGATCACAGGGCGGGAGTCAGTCGCCCCGTCGCCTTATTTGCGTGCCCAAGCTGGAGCGGCTGGTGCAGTAGATGCAGCTGGCGCTGCACTCGCGTTAGGTGCCATAGGCGTAGGTGCCATTGCGCTCGGTACCTTTTGAATGCCTGCGCTTGCAGGAAAATAGTCGCTGATCTTGTTCTTTTCTTCTTGCTTTCCGTTGTAGGTATCGAGAAACACTGTCAAGCGCAGAATCAAAGGAATGTTGTGCAATTCGTTGCTGTCGTTCGGTTGCACTGTAAAACCTGCACATTGCGCGAGCTTTTTAATGTCGCGACGGGCAATGTTTGCAACGTTCGGCTTGGCGTGCCACAGGTTGTAGCGTTCCCAAACCTTGCGGCCTTTGTAGTCGCCGTCGATCACTTCGTAGACGGTTTCAAGGTAATGGCTTGTGCCTTCCTTATTGAGCTTCTTGTCAGAAGCCGTCATGACGACAACGTAATCGCCTTCAGGAAGTGCGGAATATTCTGATTCAGGTACTTCGTTAAAATCGTAGTCAAATGATGCCATGATAAATATGTCCTTAAAAAGTGACGTGAGAAAAACTATATTACGGGATTGCCAGAAAAAAGCCAGTTACTTGGTCATTGCAGCCGAAAGCTTTTCCGAGAAGTCAGCCCAATCGAGCTTCGTGTCAGGAATGCTGTAGCGGTTGCCAGCCACATAGGCAGGATTCGGATTGAGAAAGAGCTTGCGGCCACCAGTGCTAACCGCCTTAACGTCCTTGTTCATCTTGTTATCCGGCTCAACGCGGCGCGTGAAGATCTCGTATTGAGCAAAGCCGATCGCGTCTGCCCATTCGTTCGCAATGGCTGTTGCGCGTTTGTTTAGCTTTAAACTGTAGGCGTCGTAGTCTTCTGCGATGGCTGGGTTCTTGACCTTGTTCACCTGTTCGTGAGCGATACAGAGGATCGTCATGTTGCGCTCATTGCGCAAGGCGTCGAGTCCTTCAAAAAAGCGTTTCCACAAATCATCGGCATAGATATAGCCCTTGCCGAAACCGCAGTCTTCGATGTTCTTCACACCCTTGTCGGCACATACCTTGCCGAAAATTAGCGGTTCCATCCAGTCGAGTGAATCGATAAACACTGTTTGAAACTCGTGTTGCTCAGTGTATAGAGTGGTAATTGCTTGAATCACGTCGTCATACGTCATGGCCAGCGGGAATGCTGGCACGTCGATAGCGTCGATACCGTCCTCTGTACGGATACAGATAGGGTTAGGCGCAGACGCGCAGAACGTGGTTTTACCGATTTTCGGTGGACCATACACGATGATCTTAGGGGCGCGCAGACGTTTGCCGCGCGTAATCGAATTGAGATCGAATGCCATTTGATTTACTCCGGTTTAATGATTAAAGATTCTTCCTTGGTTACTACTTCGCCGCCTGTCGTGTCTTCCAAGGTTTCAACACGTCTGGCCTGATCGAGTACGGCCTTGATCAGCTGATCTGCGGTTCCATGCGCTACGCTGGAATCGTCGAATAGATCGCCAAAGTCAGCTTCGATGATGATGCCCTTCGGATTGTTGGGATCATCTTTTAGTGTAATTGTTGCGGTTGCCATCTAATTAGTTCCTTCTACAGTTTGAGCAGTCGGGCTGGTAACTTCATGCTCGTCAATAAGATCAACTCCGTCCACTACGCTTAGTGGATCTACCTCATGCAGTAATCCTGCAACTACTTGGGCGAAGTTGTGTTCATCGTGGCTCATGTCGTCTTTACGCACCTTCATTGCCACGCGAGCGATAACACCGCCTAAACTTCTGGCCTGAATGTTGTAGCCACGCTTCAAGAACTTACAGACACGCATCATTGAGCCGCCTGCTTCCTCGTCTCGAACGGGGAACGTGTAGACAAGACGTTTCGCGGCTAGATCTGCGTAGAAGTTCTCGTGAGTAATAGAGCGGAAAGACTTAGTTTTAGCGTCATACCAGATAACGGCTTGGCATACCGTGAAGTCAAACGACAAAGCCGTTAGTTCGGCATTCTCGAATGTCCAGCGCGTGATGAACTGTACTGGAAGTCGTGGGTGAGCAAGAACCGTGACGGCATTCTTAGTGCTGAACGGCTTAACGCCGCGAGCAATGGCCAAATCAAGTGCAATGGTTCGCAACACTTCGCAGTCATTTCCGAACAGATCTATGTCGTTCGGCTTGTTGCCAGCGATTGTCTCGCGGATAAAGCCCCCAGCCAGATACAGCGGCTTAGTGCGCAATAGCTCAACCACGTCTTTAGGACAGCGAGTTAGTACGAAGTTGAGATCGGTTTTCGTTAGTTGGCTCATGCTGCTGTATCCAAACTTAGCGGTTCGCACTTAACAGCCGTTTTGGCTGGCGTTGTGGTGACAAACTTCATTACCTTCGCATGAATTTCTGGCTTGTTTTCGGCAAGCCATTTCAAACCAGCAGGATCGAGCTTTCGCTCGGTCTTGATTGGGTGAAATTCTGGTGCAATAGTCGACGAAATTTTGTCGAAGCCTGCTACATCAAACGAGACATTTAGCTTGCCAGTCGTCGTAACCTTCCAGCGAGTTGTTTTGTCTGTTTTGCTGCCTTCTTGCTTGGCGTTTGTCAGCGCGCAAATCTTTTGCTCAATCTCTAGGCGTGCAGCGTCGAGTTTGGACACTTCTGCTTTGTTGTTAAACCAAGCCGTTGCTAGATCGTCTAGCGTCTCTTTCATGGGTTCAGTCATTGTTTTCTTTCGATTGGGGTTGCGAGAAGCCACTTGTCGCCAAGTAGCGCTATTGATTTAAGCCAGGCACGTTGCTGATAACGACGGCTGGCCTTACTCAATTCGGGGAACAGCTGTGGTCGGAACAGCCGTACGGCTGTACGCTTCAATTGATACTGCGTGTGTGTCATACGGGATGCTCCTATAAAAAATCAATGGTGTTGGTGGCCTGTGCTGAGATCTCAGGCATCTAGGGTTCATGGGATCAGGTCATAGTCTACGGAATCGAACCGTCAACCACCCTAGCAGCCGACCACCACACCCGGCTGGTTCTACCTGATTCATTCGGCGCATCAGCCTGCGCATTCACCAACACGACTACTTACTGGCCTCGGGACTCAAACCCGCTTGGTTTAAAAGATGT